TGTACAAGATTAGCAGCACCATTGCTAGCCTTGGCTTGAACTTGTATGAGAGTGACGGCCAGCGCCGCGACGTCGTCACCGATCACCCAGCGTGTGACGTAACCAAGTACCGGCCTAACGCTTACGAAACGCCGTTTTTCTTTTGGGAAACCATCATTGCTAATGCCGTCCTGAAGGGCGTAGGCTACGCTATCATTCAGCGCGGTGCCGGTGGTGTGCCTCTGGCGCTGCAATGCGTAGATACCGACTATGTCGAGCAGCATGTTGTTGACGACAAAATCATCTACAAGCTGCGGAATGGCCAAATCGTGCAGCAGGAAGACATGCTGGAGATTTGCAACATGTACCGCAAGTCGCCCATCCAACTGCATCGCGAGAACATCGGACTTGCGCAAGCCGCACAGGACTACGGTAGCCAATACTTCGGCAACGGCGGACAGATGACCGGCGTGTTGTCTAGCGATCAGCCGCTAAAGTCGGAGCAGATGGAGATGCTGCAGAAGTCATGGAACGGCAGCATGACCTCGGCCGGAACCAAGCTGTTGCCCTTCGGCTTCAAATACGCACGCATCGCAATTGCACCGGAGGAAGCACAGTTTATCGAAACGCGCAAGTTCCAAGCCGAAGAAATCTGCCGCATCTTTAGCGTTCCGCCGGCGCTGGTGCAGCTCGAAAGCCAAACAACATACAACAACGTCGAGCAGCAGAACCTCATGTTCGCACGGCACACGGTCCTGCCCTGGGCCAAGCGCATAGAGCAGGAGCTAGCCAGCAAGCTGCTGACACGTCAGGAGGCGCGGAACCATTACTTTAAGTACAGCCTTAACGACCTCTTCCGTGGCGACATGCAGGCACGCGCTAGCTTCTACACGCAGATGCTGCAAAACGGAGTGATGAACATTAACGAAGTGCGCGGCACTGAGGAGCTGAACCCTGTCGACGGTGGCGACACCCACACGGTGCAGGTGAATCAGATTGCCCTAGATCGCCTTGGCGCATACTCTGACAAAATCAGCAGCGACAATGCCACGGAATGACTATCCGGCCGGCGCGGTCAACAATGCCAAGCGCGCACTGAAGTGGGCAGACGAAAACGGATGGGGAAGCTGTGGCACCGAGGTCGGTAAGCAGCGCGCCAATCAAATCGCCAGCCGAGAAAATCTAAGCGACGAAACAATCAAGAGAACTTACAGCTACTTGAGCCGTGCGGCCGAGCATGCAGACGTGCCCTACAGTGAAGGGTGCGGTGGCCTTATGTATGACGCCTGGGGAGGCAAGGCCATGCTGCGTTGGTCAGCGGCAAGGGTAGACGAAATGAACGAAAGAAACATGGACGGAGCAGTACGCCGAGCCTTGCGGTCGATGACGCGCGAGCACAACACGAACAACCCTGACAACAAGACCACGCAGGTGGCCCTTGGCATGATGTACGATACATTGCCAGGTGAACCCAAGGACCGCATTCGCGCAATCCGCTCCTACTTGGCCGGCGAGCCGCAGGAGCAGCAGCGCAAAGCACAGGCCGACGGCGTGCAGTTCCGCCACGCTGAGATGCGTGCCGCAACCGACGATTTGGTCGTTGAAGGATACGCCGCAGTGTTTAACAGCACCACGGACCTTGGCACCTTTCAAGAGCGCATTGCCCCTGGTGCGTTTGCTGACGTGCTCGATGACGACGTGCGCCTGCTCATCAATCACGACGGCGTTCCATTGGCACGCACGAGCAACGGCACATTGACGCTGAAGGAAGACGAGGAAGGACTGTACTACCGTGGCGTCTTGAGCGACACGCAGGCCGGTCGTGACCTGTACACCATGATCCAGCGCGGCGACATCTCACAGTCCTCTTTTGCCTTTACTATCGGCGAAGAATCTGTTGACGAAGATGGCGTGCGTGTTATTGAGAAAGTGAGCCGTTTGATTGACGTCTCGCCTGTAACTTATCCGGCATATCAGGCTGCTAGCGTGTATGCTCGCGCCGAAGAGAAAAAAGAAAATGACTGATCTCCCAATCAAAGACCTGCAGGCCCTTCGCCAGCAGTACGTCGAGCAGCGCGAAGACGTTAAAAAAGCCGCTGAATTGGAGGAGCGCGACCTGAACGACACGGATGTGGCCGAGATGGAGCGTCTTGCAACCGAAATCCGCAAAGTCGACGTGCAGCTTAAGGTTAAGCGCGAGGACGCCAAGATTGCCGAGAGCGCTGTGCTCGCCGGTGAGACCGGCCGCGGTGCTACCGCCGAACTGCGCGGCATGCACAAGCGCTTTGACCTCGCTGGTGCCGTCCGTGACCTCGCCCAGGGCAAGCGCCTGACCGGTGTGGCCGCTGAGTACACCGAAGAGGCCGTTAAGGAGGCTCGGATGTCCGGCGTGTCCATTAAGGGACAGCTGTCCATTCCGGACGTTGCTCTGCGTGCTCTCGGTGACGCTGGTGAGTTTGGTGCCGGCTCTGCCTTGGCAAACAGCCCCAACATGGTCGGCACGCAAGTCGCCGCCGGTGTTGCTGCTCTCGCCAACCCCACGCTGTTCCAGCAGCTTGGTGGTCGTGTGCTGACCGGCCTCACGTCTAACGTGAACATTCCGATCGTCAACACGGCAGCTACGATTGCTTCTGCCGCCGAGGGTGTTGACGTGTCCAACGCTGGTACCGCTATCGGCAATAAGAGCCTGACGCCGACGCGTTACGGTGCCTTCGTTACCGTGACCGAGCAGCTCATGCTCCAGGGTGGACCGGCTGTCGAGAACCTCATCACGCAGGACATGACGACCGAGCTGAACCGGCAGATTGACAAGGCTGTGTTCGATGCCATCATTGGCACCGGCGACGGTGACAGCGATGCCGCTCCGGATGCTGCCGGCATGCTGACCGCTGAGGGCGCTCTGGCTGACGCTGGTGTCGACCTGCGGAACGTCAAGGTTGTCGTTAACGGTACGGCTCACGCCGCAATCGCCGACGACGCTCTCGTGTCTAACGTTAGCTCCATCCTCGACCGGAGCAACGCAGGTGCTATCACGGCTATGGGTTACCCCTACTTCGTGACTGACCTCGTGCCGGCCAACGGTGTGGCTGCTGAGGGCACCATGATCATGGCTGACTTTGCTCAGGCTGCCGTGCTCGGATTCTTCGGCGGTATCGACATCGTCGTGAACCCCTACACGCTCGACCTTAGCCACCAGGTCCGCATCTCGGTGCATCGTTACGCCGCAGCTTCTGCCCTGCACGCTGCTGCTGCTTACACCTTCCACGACAACGCTGCCTAATAGCAGTAATTGACTGAAGAGAAAGGGCCGCCTAGTGCGGCCTTTTCTATTTTTACAGTATGCAAGTAGAGATTACCGGCCAAACAGTAGTTCTAGATGACATTGTCACCGTAGACGAGCTGAAGGCGTACATGCGAGTGACGCACACCGCAGAAGACACGCTGATCACAGCGCTGCGGCTTGCAGCTATCGCACACGTCGAGGAGCACTGCAACATTAAGCTGGGCACCTACAACATGCGCGGCTACCTGCCAGGCTTTTACAATGCGTACTTTCCGATGGGACCGGTGCAGGCTGTGACAGAGGTGAAGTACCAAACCACGGAGGATAAGACGTACAGCAACCTGACGACGCTTGCGGCTACCAACTGGTACACGGACCTCATCAGCCAACCGTCGCGCATCGCGTTCCGCGACTACCCTAACGTCTATGAGTACGCGCTGACGCCTGTCGTGATCACTTTTAGCGCTGGCTATACTACCGTGCCGCAGCCGGTCGTGCATGCCATCAAGCTGCTTGTGTCTAGCATGTATGAGAACCGGCAAGAAGAAGTTGGAGCCGTAACACACCGCCTTAAACTTGGCCTTGACGCTCTGCTGAATCCGTTCCGCATCATCTACCAGCCATGAAGAACGCAGGACGCCGCGACCGTTATATCACACACCGCGCAGAGACGCTGACGCAGGACGATTACGGCCAGCCTACGGTTGGCTCTACGACGGACACGAACATGTGGGCCGAGGTCATCTACGCTGGATCGGCCGGCGAGAGCATGAAGGCCTACCAAATCTTTCCGCAGCGTGACGTGACGTTTGTCGTCCGGCATCCTAACCCAACCGACGACGTGTCCGGCCTGAGCATTGCACAGGATGACGCTATTGTGTTTGAGAGCCGCGAGTACGAGATTCTAGGCTTCGAAGAGATTGGACGGCGCGACGGTCTGCGCATTTTCTGCAAAGAGAAGGGGACGGATGGGCGTTAGACTTAGAGAAAGTATGTCGCGCTCTAAGCAGCGCACGACTATCATCGGCCTTGAAGAACTGACTAAACAGATTGGTCGGATCGGCGCATTTCCAAAAGAGATGAGCAGGGAGTTGCGTGCAGCAAATCGAAAGATTGGAGAAAGCGCGTCCAAAAAACTTAAGAATCAATTAGACAGCAGACGCCTTAGCCGCAATTTCGTCTTCGTCGACAAGGGGCGAAAATTAGAGGTTGAGCCTGGAACACTGTATCGAAGCATTGGTGTAAGGAATAGCCGTGGAAGTCGCATCAATGTGTTTGTTGGTCCTCGGTTTGGTGGAGCTAAGCGCAACGACGGTTTTTTTGCTGCCATTGTGGAGAGCGGACAGGTCGGCGGTCGCGGACGTTCCATAGGTTCTCGGAACTACAACATTATTCGACCGTTCCTGTCGCGATACTCACGAGTAATGGAGCGCATGCAGGTGCATGCCTACCGCCGCCTCTTTGACAAATTCAAGTTGTAATGGAAACAGGAAAAGCGATATACAAGCTCCTAAAGGATAGCGCCGACGTGGGCGCCATCTGTGCTGACCGCATCTATCCGGAGTTGGCACAGCAGGACGTCGACGTGCCCTTTGTCGTGTACACCGTCACCGACACGACGCCAAGCGGAACCAAAAACGCCACGTCCAAGCTGGACACGGCGCGCGTCGAGTTGTACTGCGTGAGCGACGACTACGAGCAGAGCATGGACCTGGGCATTGCCTGCCGCACTGCGCTAGACCGTCAGAGCGGTACCGTAAGCGGCGTCGAGGTGCAATCCATTGACTTTGACACGTCAGACATTCAGTTCGACCCTGATCAGCGCGTGTATGTCTTGGAGCAGACCTACGACGTCCGCATCCAGCGCACCGGCACGGCGCAGGTCGTGTCGCAGTTTCCAGGCAACACGTTTACCGTCGAGGAGGTAGACGGCGACCCTAGCGGCGCGGTCAATAAGCTGGTCGTGACCAATGGCACGCTGACCATCGACGGCAACACAGCAACCATTGACACTGGTGGCGGTGTGGACGTGCAATACCACGGCCGCTACGATACGCAGGCCGAGACCGAGCGCAGCGGCGCCACCGGCAACGTAGAATATTACTACACCGCACGTCCTGACGGCGACGGCGAAGCTGAGAGCGAGACTAGCGACACCGGCGAGACGGACACTATCAACCGCACGCTGGCGTACAGCACTAAGTTCCGCGCCGATCCTGACACCGCTGCCGACTGGACCGACTACACGACGCAACCAGCCGACAACGCCACCTTTGCTACGGCTAAGGCTGCACTGCTTGCCGGCCTTAATGAGACGGACGCCACAGCCGAGACGCGCGGCACCTTGCCGCTGTCTCTCAAGATGACTAGGACGACGACGGCGGCAGTCACCAACCTGCTGCTTGACGACTATCCTAATGCGGCGGCGGCCTACTCGGTGCGCAAGCTGGACAAAGATTACACCGGCAGTTGCATGCGCGTGCGGCGCAGCAGCGACGAGGCGACGCAAGACATTGGCTTTGACAGCAACGGCGACCTAGACACTTCTGCACTAGCGACCTTCGTAGGCGACGCTTACGGTTACTGCACAATTTGGTATGACCAAAGCGGAAATGGCGTAAACGCGGTACAAAGCACTGCGGCAGACCAAATGATGGTATATGACCGTGTTGCGGCTGCAGTTATTACGGAAAACGGCAAACCTGCCCTTCAGCATGGCACCGTGAACGGCGGCCTTGACGTTGTGGGCTTTACAGGCGGCACCGACGCGACCGTTTTGGCTGTCATGGCTGACATAGTAAACAATGCCATTCCTATTATTTCTCTTGCGTCAGGTGTGCCGTATGCTTTTAGAACTGTTGCAAGCAGTACAGGTAGTGCTTATCGCGGTTTTGGAACTTCGCCAAACAGCTTTGTTAATGGAGCAGAAGATACCGACCTGCAACAAGGCGAGATGTACACCGCATTTAATAGTGCTCAAGGCTTAGTTATAGGTATTGGCTCCACCAGCGGCTGGACTGGCTCTACCTTCTTTTTAGGATGGCAAAGCGCCCAACTTTTCCAGGAGGTTATTTTTTGGAATTCTGACCAAGACACGGCTGGCAACATTACTGGAATTCAGAATAACGTGAACACCTACTTCAGCATCTACACCTGATGGCAACCGTCTACCTCCCAGTACAGCCTCGGTTAAACTTGACTAGCAAGCAACGCGCCCAGGGCATCAGTAAGGAGCTGTACAACCTCATCTTGCCTAAGCACCTGCACGAGCCGGACCGCATTACGACGCAGCTGTTGTCGCTTATTGAGCACCCTACGACCGGACAGTGGGCATGCGTTGGCGACACTGATCTAGCCATTAACGTGCACCCTGAGCGCGACGTAACTGCGCTGGTGGCTCTATTCCCACAGCTGACCACCGACGAGCGCAGTGCCATGACGTACTACATCGCCACTAACAGCACGGTGTACTTCCAGTACCTCATGCCAAGCGACGCAGAACAATTGACGCAAGAAGAGGCAGAAGCGGCCGGATGGTTTGGCGACACTCCGTAACTTGAGCGCATGGACTTTTTCCTGAACAACTGGGCAGAGCTGCTGCTGGCATTCATGGTGTTTGCTAAAGTGGTGGTGAACCTGACGCCGAGCGTTAAGGACGATCGTGTGTTTGCATACGTCGACCTGTTGCTCAACGCGATTATTGCGAACAACACAAAAGACAAAGAGTAATGGCCATTCTCAACGGCACAGTTTTCCTGCTCAAAATTGGTGGGACCGCTCTCCCAGATCAGACCGAGGGAAGCATTAGCATTAACATGGAGACGCGTGACATCACGACCAAGGACAGCAGCGGATACCGCGAGCTGCTCGAGGGCGTGCGGTCCGGCAGCATCTCTGTCAGCGGACTTGTAGACGACGACGGCGCCGGCGGTGCTGGTGGCGTTCTGTTTGCTGACCTGGACAGCCGCACGGCGCAAACCATCATCTTCGGCTTCGACGATACCAGCGACGACTACTTTTACAGCTGCTCTGCTTTCTGCACGAGCCTGGAAGTCGGCGGCGGTACCGAGGACAACGTGACCTACAGCGCCACGTTTGAAATCACCGGAGCCATCACCGAGACTGTCGCTTAATGAAAGTGACACTTTCCGGTAAGGAGTTCACCTTACGCTGCGACATGCGTGCCTTGGCCAACGCCAAGAAAGAGGCAGGCATTGAGTTTGACAAGCTGCAAGAGAACAGCGACGTTGTGACTGTGGGTACACTGGTGTACTACATGGCACAGAGTGGAGCCAAGCACGCGAGCATTCCGTTTAAGTGGAGTGTAGACGATTTCCTTGGCCTCATCGAGTTGAGCGATCTGCCTGCGTTGGGTGATGCTGTCGGCGAAATGTTCGGCGCAGCCACGGAAAAAAAAAGCAAAGGGTAAAGCGGTAACGCTTGATGATTGCATTAGGGTAGGGTTGGGCCAATTGCGGCTCGACCCTACTTCATTTTATGACATGACGTTTGCGGACTTCCAGCTTGCCGCAGAGGGATTCTATAACCTGGAAGAACGTAGACAGCAAACAGAATGGGAGCGCACTCGCTGGCTTGGCGCGCTACTGTTGTCGCCACACAGTAAGCCAGGTAAATCAATCAAGCCGCACGATATAGCTACCTTCCCTTGGGAGAAGAAAAGCAAGTCCAAAGGCAACAACCAGTTGCTGAAGAACGCATTAAAGAGGGCAACAAATGGCCAAGCTAAAAGACCTTAAAGTAACAATCGGCCTGAGCAAGGCAGGGCTTACAAAGCTCAACTCCGACCTAAAAGCCACCAAACGCAACTTCAACAGGAACTTTGGTGAGATAGGCAAGATGGCCACCAACATGGGCAAGAATTTGACCATGGCCATTACTGCACCGCTGGCTGGGATGGCGGCAATGAGCCTTAAGGCATTTGACACGCAGCAAAAGGCCATTGCTCAAGTCGAAGCCGGTCTTAAATCAACGCAGGCCCAGGTTGGCTTCACGTCAAAGGAGCTGCAGAAGATGGCCAGCGACTTGCAAAAAAAGACGCTGTTCGGTGATGAGGTCATCCTAAAGGACGCCACGGCACAGCTGCTGACCTTCACCAATATCACCGGTAAGGAATTTGCCGAGGCGCAAAGACAGGCGTTGAACTTGGCCACTAGGTTGGACGGCGACCTGAAGAGCGCAAGCATCATGCTGGGTAAAGCGCTAAATGACCCTGTCGCTAACCTGTCGGCTCTGAGCCGCGCTGGTATTCAGTTTAGCGGCGATCAGAAAGAAGTCATTAAGTCGTTGGTTGAGTCAGGCCAAACGGCAGAAGCGCAGTCGCTCATCCTTGCAGAACTAGAGAAGCAATATGGCGGCAGTGCTGAAGCGGCGGCAAAAGCCGGCATGGGGCCATTCAAGCAACTGCAAAACACAATTGGCGATGTCAGCGAGCAGTTCGGCGTGTTGCTTAATGACATGATCAAGCCGATCATCCCTAAGATTCAGGCACTAGCAGAAAGATTCGCCAACCTGAGCGACAGGCAGAAGAAACTAATTATGATTCTTGGCGGCATTGCTGCCATGGTTGGTCCGCTGTTGCTGTTGGTAGGCGCGCTAATTAGTGCCGCTGGGGCTATGTCGGCGTTGAATCTTGCGATGTTGGCTAACCCTGTCGTGTTGCTTACGGCCGGTCTCGTTGCTTTGCGCCTCGCGGTAGAATTCTATGGCGAAGACGTCAATAAAGCCACTAGAGAAACACGTGATTTTACCGAGAGTCTTGAGGGCTTAGACGAGCAGCAAAAGCTCAATGCCATTACTGCGCGCAAATTGGCGTTGGAGACAAAGCTGCTGGCAAAGGAACAAGCGATTGCTAATGATGAAATAGAAAAGGCAGGAGTCTTTGAGCGTCTTGGCGGTAAGGCCATTATGATTGACGTCGATGCTAGGAAGCTAGAGGCGGCCAAGGCTGAGGTGGCAGACATACGCGAGGCTTTGCGGATGCTTCAGGAGGAAGAAACGTTTATCCGGTTTGGTACAGGCGTTGAGATTCTAGGCGACAAAGCACTAGCCGAGAAAGAGAAGAAGGAGCTTGAAGCAAAAAAGAAGGCATTTAAAGAAAGATTTGAAGCCTCAGCCAAAGCGAGGAAAGCGCAGGAAGCGCTCAATGAGGCTACATTTCAGCACATTGTAAGCGCAGAAGGTGAAGCCGAGGCAATACAAGGTGTAATTGATGTCTACGGCGAGCTAGGCGGAGCCATTGAGGAAGTTGAACTTGAGGAGGAAAAGCTATTTGAAGAGGACACCCAGGAGCGTATTAAACACGGTACGCGCTTGCTGCGCAACGCTGCCTTGGCCTCTGAGAATATTGGTCAGGCGTTGAGCGTCACGAGCCGTCTAGTCGATGGCGCCTTTGAGAACATCAAAGACAAAAGCCAGGGCTTCCACATGGTCATCAAACAAATGTTGGAGGATCTACTGAAGCGCGCAATCTCTCTTGCTGCTGCATTTGGTGCTATTGCATTGTTCACTGGTACTGCTGGCGTCAAAGCTTTGGGCGGCTTTAAGAAGTTCATGATGGGCGGTCTAGGCCTAGGCATCCCACAGATGGCCGAAGGTGGCCTTTTCCAAGGCGCAAGTCTTGCTATGGTCGGCGAGGGTCCAGGCACAAGCATGGTCAATCCGGAGGTCGTAGCGCCGCTCGACAAGCTGCAGCAGATGATGGGCGGTGGTCACGTCACGGTTACCGGTCGTCTTGACGGCAGGGACATCTTGATTAGCAGCGAGCGCGCAGGCTTTGACCGTAACCGAGTACGCGGATTCTAATGGCAGGAGAAAGACTATACAGCGAGTTTACCGACGACAAAGGCACCGATTGGCGCGTAAGCATTTACGACACCAATGCTATTTGGAACCCAGCCAACAAAGCCAGCTTCAAGCTTGGCTCCGAAGGCTTCGTCATCAACTACACCGGCAACAACGAGCAGCAACACCAGCCAATTATTGGCAGCTCAGTGGAGTTTACGCTGTACGAAGAGAACAGCGACCACACGAATACGCTCAACCTGCTGTACAGCTTTGCCGAGGGCCGGCTGTTGCTTGAGGTCTACCGCGATCCTGACGGAGACAACGATATCTACTGGCGCGGCGTAATCCTTGCTGAGCAAGTAGAGCGCATGGACGAGCCATTTCCGACTGCCGTGCGACTGACGGCCAGCGATGACCTGGGCAACATGAAGGACGTGACGTTCTCGCGGTCACTGTTGGGCACCATTGGCACCACTGTACTTAGCGACGTGTTGCGGTGCCTGAGCGTATTGCGCACGAACGAGCTGTACAACACTACCGAGCCGCTCATACGCTACATCAACGACACTGAGCTGTACGCGTCGTCAGACGACAGTAATCCATTGGATACAATTACGTTGACTGTGCCGAAGAAGCAATCGAGCACAGGCGAAGCGGAAGACTACAGCTGCTTTGAGATTCTGCACAGCTTGGCAACGTGCTTTAATGCTCGCGTATTCCAGGCGGAAGGCGTGTGGTGGTTTTGGCCGATTAACGTGCATCAGCGCGTAGCAGATAGCGAAGTGCTAGGCAGCGCGGTCAAGCAGTACGACAAAGAGAAGACGGCAGTAACGTTTACGGCGGCCGACCAAATCGCATTTAACAATGCCATCGGTCAAGAGAGCAGCACCGACTACAATAAGCTAGCCGGTCATGTGTTCACGCACCTGCCGCCCATTGAGAGCGTGCTGCGCACACGGCGCACGTCAGGCAACATCTACATCGTCAGCGGTGACGACGACACGATTGTTACGTCCGGCCAAAACATTACGCTGGCTGACGATGACCGCACCTATGAAGTTGGAACCAAGTTCCAGGTTAGCGGTCAAATTCTGTTTAACGTCAGTGCCGACGCTAGCTTCGACTTTGGCCTGCCGGCGTCGCGTGTTAACGTAGAGCTGGAAATAAAGCTTAATGCTGACGCCAAGTATTACCAGCCTGAGGAGTGGACGACGGACAGTACCGATCGCTACGTTATCACCCTGCAACAGTTTGACCGTAGCAATGGCTGCAACATCAACTCGATGTACAGCTTCATTACGGACGCGCTGCCGTCGGAAGAGGATGGGCTAGACGTAACTGCGGTCGTCAAGTTCTTTAACCTGGAAGGCACCAACGTTACTAGCAGCTACACTAGCGAGGACTTCTACCTGTTCCTAGCTGTGACTTACGTTGACGGCGATACCGGCAATCCGGACAGCATCGTGTTCCGTGCCGACGGCAACAGTGAAAACGTGCTGGTCGTAGATCAGGGCGAAATCCTGCACGGCGACCGCAACAACTTCAGCTCACAAGGCGTCTTCATCGACAGCAACAAAGAGTGGAAGACATCGCAGACTACCGGTCCGCTGCCCATACACCGCCTGGGCGTCAATGAGACGCTAGCGCGCCAGCGCTTTGCCACGAAGATTCATCGCGGTACTGTGTACGGCCTTATCGAGATGTGGCAGACTCTAATTGAAGACAGCGAATACTACGTGCCGTTTCAATTGAGCACGGTCATGAACATGCGTGAGACTACCGTCGAACGCTACAAAATTGCTTACGACAGCAGCGGCATCACCAACGCCGACGACGAGGTACGTCGTGAGCAGAACCGTGGCGACTTGGTAGACTTCGTCAACGCCACAGCGAACACGATTACGAGCCAAGTGCAACAGCCGAAGCTGGCTAGCGGCAGCGGTCCTGTTGCGCCTACAGGTGGCCGCGCGATTGCCCTGTCCGACATCCAAGGGCCGGTAACCCACCGCGTCGTTCAGGTCGAGCACCAGCTAGGCAGCAGCTACACCATTGAGGACGGCGACTATGGCTACATCTACATGAACACCTTTGTCGGTGCGTCCAATGGCACTGGCCGCTTGTTCTTGCCAAAGGTTGAGAACAACGAAGGGCGCATGTTCCGCTTCAAGAGTGACTCAACTATATCCGCAACGCAGAACTATCAAATCAACATTCAGACTGCGGAGGTTGCTGCCGGTGTGCGCATCGATGGCGGCAATTATGTTGCCATGAACCGAGACTATGACGGCGTAGCTGTACTTTGTTTTGACGGACAATGGTACGTCATACAGCGAAAGTCAAAGTGAGGGAGATTAACAGGGTCATACTGCACTGTAGTGCGACAAGGGAAGGTGACGACATTAGCGCGGCGACCATTCGTGCCTGGCATACATCTCCCCCACGCAATTGGTCAGACATTGGTTACCACTACGTCGTTCGGCTCGATGGCACAATAGAGAGCGGACGACCAATTACAAGAGCTGGCGCACACGTCAGAGGTCACAACAAAGACAGCGTCGGCATCTGCTACGTCGGCGGTCTCGACGCCAGCGGCCACCCAAAAAACACGATGACACGTGAGCAGCGACTGAGCATCAAGCGCATCTGTCGCGCTCTGTGCCATGTGCTCAACAAACCATTAGATCTACATGGCCACAGGGAATACAGCTCGAAGGCTTGCCCATCGTTTGAGGTCTCGGAGGTCTTCTGCGGCCTCAAGGACTGGATGGCATGCCCTGACGTCGGCGTTTGAGAACAAGGGCGACCTAAAGCGCTGGTCTGTCAAGAACACGGCAGGCGGCCTCATCGTCACAACGGCTTGTGAACAGATTGTCGTGCACGGCATAACCTGGGAAGCTATCACCTTGTGTTTCGTAGGAATACTCCCCCTTGCCCTTAGTATGTTTGACAGATGAACGATGGGGGCGATTTAATAGCGTTGAACCTAGTGTGGGTAGGTTGGGAAATGGCCAAATGGCAGGAGGTCATCGACTGGGGCCTGAGCATCGCAGGCGCTTGCACGCTGCTTGCTATAAACATCGTTCGACTGCGGAAGATGCTCCGTCAACGTCGCGATGTTGATAACGGCTGAGGCAAAAAATTTTATTCCCCTGCATCTGTGACGTACTTGGCGGCATCAAAAACCCCAAGCTATGTCACAAGACATCTTTACATTCCTCCAGGAGAGCACGAGCGGTGCCTCCGACTACGTTAAGTTTCAGGACGGCGACAAGCGCCACCTGCGCATCCTCAGTAAGCCTATCACCGGCCACGAGGTCTTCGCGGACGGTAAGCCGGTACGGTGGGAGCCGGACGCCCCACGACCTGAGCACGCCATTAGCGACGAGCGGCCTAAAAAGTTTGTGGCCTTTGTGGTGTTCGAGTATGATCACGACAACAGCAGCGGCGCCATTAAGGTGTGGTCGTTCTCTCAGCGCACCATCATTGACCAAATGGCCATGCTGTTCAAGGCCGAGCATTGGACTACGTTCGAGCTGGTTGTGACTCGTGTGGGCAAGGGCCTCGACACTAAGTACAACGTGACCGGCATTCAGTCACCCATTGAAGAGAACCTGGTTGCGTTTGCGTCCAAGGCAGACGAGTACATCGACCTGTCCAAGCTGTACACAGGTGATTCGCCATTCCTGCAGGATCTGCCGGAAATCAGTGTGGCCAAGCCTAAGAAGAAGAACAATGACCTCCCCTTCTAAGTCATGGCAGCAGGAAAGAGACCAGCTCGTCGCCACCATAGACGAGCACCGCAAGCGTCAACGCATGTTGCGGCAGGCACACAAGGCGTCACGACGGTGGGTGAAATCGCGCGAGGCACTGAGTACGATGCAATTCTTGGCTTGGCATCTCCAAAAACCATTCGTGTAGTGGACCGCATGTATACAGAAGAGGAGGCCGAGCAGGTCACCAGGCTGCGTCACGAGCGTTGGAACCTGTTGGCGCGCTTCAATGAAAAGCACGGCAGCCAAGACACGGAATGGTCGCAGATGAATCGCAGGATGCGCACAATCACCGACGAGCTGTACAAGCTAACCGGCAATCCCATCTACTATGTCGAAGGCTAAGTACCTACCGCTGTCGTTCAGCAGCCTGAAGGCGTTTGCACGATCGCCGCTGCAGTTCATCGAGTACAAGACGAACAAGAAGGAGCCGACGCCTTCTATGATGTTTGGCACCCTGGTGCACCGCGCACTGCTAGAGCCGGAACAGTACAGCCGCACCGTAGCTGTATGGGAAGGCGGTCGGCGTGGCACCAATGCATACAAGGAGTTCCAAGCAGCCAATGAGGGTAAGGACATCATTACTGCAACGGAGGCCATGGATATACGCATGTTGTGCCACCGCGTAGAGGAACACCCTTACGCCGGCAGCATGCTGAAGCAGTGCCAAAAGTTTGAGGTACCATTTCACATAGATCAGTGCGGTTTACCGCATCGCGGCATCATTGACGGCCTTGGCTCCTGGTTTATGCTCGACCTGAAGACTACACCGAGCGTGAGCCACTATAGCCTGCAGCGTAGCATCTACGATATGAAGTATTACATGCAAGCTGCTATCTATCAGCGTGCTGCAGCAATGATGGGCTATGACCACGAAGCGTACTTCATTGTAGCCGTCGAGTCGTCTGCACCGTATCATGTGCAAGTAGTAGAGTTGGAACCGCACTACATCGCACGCGGTCACATCGAGTGGGAAAACCTACTGGAGCAGTTCAAGCGATGGGATGGCAGCGTAAAGCACAGCCTAAACGAAGAGGACGAAGCAGGATGGCAGATGGACGCGCCCTCATGGGTTCCGCCTATCGATATTGGTATATGATTAACTCCAGGGACAAAGGCAAGCGATTTGAACTGAAGATTGCAAAGGTGTGGATGCGCCTCTTCGGAGGTGACGTAGAGCGCACGAGCTATGCGTCGAAGAAGTTGGACGACATGGGTGTGGACCTGACCAACACCGATCCGTTTAACATCCAGTGTAAGGCGGTAGAGTCAAGCATGAACTACCATCAGATATTGGAGCGCATGCCGCACGGCAGCAACATTAATCTTGTCGTGC